CTCACACTTATTCTTGAACATGGTGGCCCGGCGCTTGGCGGCGATCTCGCGACGCCGTGCGTTCTGCGCGGCGTAGGTCTCACGCGCTATCGCGACCATCATTGGGTAGCGTAGCGCCCTCGGTTCCCATGCCGAGTTGTAGCCGAAGCGATCCTGTTGCTCCATAAAGTCTAGGGCATAGATCGCGAACTCGTCTAGCTCGAATGCGCGCTTGGTCAGGTCGCTCAACACATCGGCCACCGTGGACTTACCCATTGGGATTACGCGCACGAAGTTGTCAGGTCGGCAGACGTCAAAGAAGAACCCATTCCATAGCGCACGCTGCTGGTGCTGAACGCCCCACACCCAATGTGGCGTGTGAGCCTCGCCGAGCTTCTTGCGCTCGCGCTTGAACATGGGTCGCTCATAGGGCTCGCCACGCACTACGCCGCGTTTGATCCTCCCATTCGGCTCGCGGAGCAGATATTGGTCCTCGAACGTGGTCATCTTTGGGTCGCTCATTGCATGAACTCCTTAACACATTGAAATCACTCACTACACCCACATTAACGCATAAAGCGTGACCACGTGTCAATAGATAGCATGCTCATACATGCGAGTGTGTGCTAAGTCATTGATATGTGGTGGCACGGTATGTTTCAACTTTGATTAGTTGAACAATATCAAGGGCTAGCACCCACACGCATGATTGTGACAGGTGTCACAAGCGTTTTTTGTCCGCTCGCGAGGCGTATGTCAGACGTTGCGGCGGACAGTTGTCCGGTAAAATTTTGCCGCAAGCCGTTGTAATCGTTACGTTTAGGCCTCGAACATCGCGCTGTCTGGGTGCGCCAGCTCGAAAATATTTATATGTGGGGGGGTTAGTGTGTTTTTCGGTTCGTGTGCGGTTCGTGTGCAGGAGTTGTGGAGTATCTCACCCATTATGGTTAATTTCCGCTTTCTCTATACGTATTCTCTTCTATCTATAGAGACAGATAGATGTAAGTCTATCCAGACACTCTAAAATCAATGGGTTAGCACACTCTCCGAGCGGACAGACTGTCGTACAAAACGTCTGACATGACACACAATCAACGTAACCAACGCAACTACTATACCGCCGCGCCACCTAATGTGTGCTAACCCATTGATATGTGGTGACACGGTATGTTTCAACTTTGATTAGTTGAACAATATCAGGGGCTTGTGACACATGTGTATGATTGTACCTGGTATTAAAGTTCCAACGAGGAAGTCGCCCCCACAAATGGGGCACTTGGCGCAATGGGACTTGTCACTAAGGTTCAGGCGAGGAAGTCGCCCCCTTGTGACACCCTGTCACAACGATACCTGGTACTAAGGTTCAGGCGAGGAAGTCCAGACGTGAAAAAGCCCGCCAACCTTGCGGCTGACGGGCTATAGGTTAAGGTCTATCAGATAGAGTGTTAGTGACCGCGTGACGTGCGCGACTTCAACGTGATCACGGGCAGAGTCTTTGTGACATGTGCCACGACGGGCGCGACGATCGTGGCAACTTCCTCGCCCATATCATCGCTAGCAGTCTCGGCCGCGAGGATAGCACTCTGGAAAGCCTTTAGAGCATATCTCAGGGCCGACGCCTTCGGGCCTTTCATGCTTTCGTTTCCGAGGTTGACGCTTATACCCTGCGCCAGCGCGGCGGCCTCGCGCTTGAACGCCACGATGGCGTCTTCTACACGGTCCCACTTCACAGGGGCGCGAGCCGCATGGGTTGCGGGCGTCTCATCGCCTTCGTCGCCCATATCATCGCCATCAGTCTCGATGGCGTTCGAGCCGGGTCGCGCGGCGCGACCCGCTTTCTTGCCGGGATTGTTCGCGCCACCGGCATTGCTCAGCGGCTTAATGCCCATGGCGTCTAGGACGCGTTTCCACGTTTGACGGAACGAGTTGCCGTGCCGCTTGAAGTCGGCGGGGCGTTCCTTCGCACCTTCCTGCGTCAACCACGCCGTGGCCACGTCCTTGGTGACGTGGAATTTGCCCATCATCGATCCGATGAAACACGCATTCTGGACGTCCTTGGTGATAGCAATGCCCGCGTTGATCATGGATTGAAGCGTGCGGGAATAGCTCTTCCGAACAGTCTCTCGCGTGTCATAGTCCCCACGGAAGCAATCCACCAACTCGTCAATGAGCATGTCGTTTGTGACAGGCGTCACACTCTCATTGTTGGCGATGTTGTCAGCAATCGTGGCGGCGACAAGGGCCGCGCCGATAGCCGTTGAGGCGGTGGCAGTCTGAGCGACCTTGGCGATAGCGGCTTTGGTGGACGTCTTGCTGCCCGCCGTCGTGCTAACGGCCTCTTGGACCGCACTGGTTCCCTTCACGATTACCTTCTTGCCTCCGATCGCGACAACGAAATCGGCATTGGCCCGCTTGGTGCTAGCTTTGGTCATAACGCGTTCTCCTATGTGGGCAGGGTTGCCCGGTTGGGCCATGGTGGCCCGCCCCTTTCGTCTAGGGAGCCCCATAGTACCAGTCAGTGACCTTATGTCAAGTGACCCTTTGTGACAGGTGTCACAACGATACCTGGTATCGAGGCTCGCGTAGGTAGGTTGCTTTTTGCCGATGCGAGGGGGGGAAGGGGGTTTTGATTGACGTAGGGGCGTGGCATTACTCATCGCCCCCAAAGAATTTCCCATTTTTCTAAAAGCTACTCCACAGAAATTTTTTAAGAACTTTCCAACACCTACTCCACGAACTCTCTCCATGATCCCGCGCGTCTCACAGTGACCCTCACCCCCGCGACAAAAGATCGCGCTTGACCAACGACACACATTCGACCTACATCATTCGTGCCCACGCGAGTAGACGCGAGACACAACACGCGAGTAGACGCGAGACACAAGAGGGACATGGGATGGGCGACCTGGACAACATCAACTCCAAGCTGGACAAAATCCAATGGAGCGTGGACCTCACCAGACAAAGGATAGATCACATCATGAGCGCAATAGACGATGTCAACGCCGCACTCGCGGCGATCAAAACAGCAGTGGGTGCCGCCGTCACTGAAATCCAGGCGCTCGCCCTCGAAGTGGCCACTGGCTCATCTGACCCAGATGAGGCCGCGCTGGAGGCGACAGCCGCCAGCCTGAACACCCTCGCCGCCAACCTGACCGCCGCCGTCAACGCGGCTACTCCCAGCACTCCCGCGCCCACGCCCACTCCCGCCACTCCCAGCACTCCCGCCACTCCCGCCACTCCCACGCCCACTCCCATCACTTCGACCACGCCCACTCCCGCTCCCGCTCCCGCCCCCTCCCAGGCGGGCACTCCCGCCACTCCCAGCACCTGATCCTCTCCTAGCCGACACCCCTTGACCCCCCCCTCCGGTGGGTGAAGGCAAAGAGAGTGAGGCCCCGGCGGGATCACACCACCGCCGGGGCCGTTTTACGTGAGACGTGAGACGCGAGTAGACGCGAGATCACAAGAAAGAGTGAGACGCGAGTAGACGTGAGACACAAGAAAGAGTGAGACGCGAGTAGACGTGAGACACAAGAAAGAGTGAGACGCGAGTAGACGCGAGTAGACGCGAGACACAAGAAAGAGTGATATGATGAGCCTTGATGACATCGCGGTCAGTGAGAGTGAGAGCGAAACCCTCTTTGAGGTCTTAACAAAGATGGAGCGCCACCTGTCCGTGATCGCGGACTATGTGAGCCAGCCGGTGGCGAAAAGCACCCGGAAGTATGACAACCCTTCCACGTTCGAGATCGCCACCATAGTCAAGCGCATCATCAGCGAGCATGGCGTGGCGATGTCAGCCAGTGAGGTATATGAGGCGCTGCTATCCAAGGGCGTCATCCTTCAAGGCAAGGACCCAATGAAGATCATGGTGACGGCGCTCTGGAGACGCAGGGACCTCGTGGTCAGGCTCGATAACCGTCAAGGGTACTGGGTCGCTGACAGGGCTTACATCCCCGTCGTGACTTGATGCGCGGACCTTCCTGTGAGATATAGGGAGCATGAGCAACGCGCTTGCACTCCTCAAGGACAATGACCCGGCGCACCTTGGGTTCCCGCCGCAGCTCCCCATTGAGATCGCTCTCAGGGAGGAGCCGGTAAAGGACATCTGCGAGGCTTACGGCATCGACCGGGCTAAGTGGAGCGAGATCAGAACCAACCCGATGTTCGTCAACGCGCTCAGCGCGGCGGCCGAGATGCTGCAACGCGAGGGGATGACGTTCCGCACCAAGGCCCGGCTTCAAGCGGAGGAACTGTTGAAGACCTCGTGGCTGCTGATCCATAGCTCGAACGATCAGGTGCCTCCCGCCGTCAAGGCGGACCTCATCAAGCACACTATCAAGTTCGCGGGGCTTGACGCCAGCATAGACCAGAAGAATGCTGGCGGCGGGGGCGGTGGGTTCGGCAACGCCCTGCAAATTAACATCAACTTAGGGTGAAATCAGATGGCGGACAGTCCCACGATCACGGCGGCGCGGTTGGCGCTGCGAGCGGCGGAAGAAGAACAGGCGAGGGCGTTGGCGGCGGCCACGGCCAAGAGCAAGAACAAAACGCCCAGCACTCCCCCCGAGGCTTCCCCCACTCCCGCCTCCCCCCAGGCGGACCCCACCACTCCCGCCCCAGCCCCAGCCCCAGCCCCACTGGGTGTCCAGCCGGGTGTGACCATCGTTCAGGACCCTGTGACCAAGACCAACGTGGTCGAGGCTCCCGAGACTTCCCCCACTCCCGCCTCCTCCCAGGCGGACCCCACCACTCCCGCCCCCTCCCAGGCGTCATCCGCGCCAACCACGACCAGTGGTGCTGAGCAGACGGCCACTGACTTCTCGCTGGCCTTCGGGCAGGCGAAAGTTCACGTCAACGCGCTGTTCACATTCCTGCACAACACGGGCAACGCGGCGGATTTGGACCTCCAGGGGTTGGAGACCCACCTCCGCGCGTTGCTCGCGCCGATGCGGACATTGCTGTCCAAGACTTAGATCGTTTCCGCCCTTTCTCAGGCGGGGGCGTAGTTGCGGACTTCCCGCAGGACGCTGCGCTCGAAAGGGCGCAGTTTGGTCTGCACTCCCAGAGCCCGGCGCGAGATGCGCGCCAGCTCGATAATGAGAGCCAGCTCAGTCGCTGGAATGAATTGGCTCTCTAGCAGTTGACGTTCGATGATGTCGGCCCGTAGCTGGGCTGTCTCAGTGAGGGTCATGGGTCGCAATCCTCAGTCAGTGGCCCCGAAGCGGAGCTAGTGAACCAAATTTTATGTGACAAGTCAAACACAGATACACACATCGGAATGTACTCATATCCCCAGAAGGATACTCACATGGCGCTCCCCTCCAGTTTTACCCCGTTCGCCAAGTCGCGCCCCGGCGCTGGCATGCCGCCCGCCAAGGGGAAGGGGAAAGCCGCTCCCACGCCCCCGCCCGCCAAGGGGAAGGGCAAGGGCAAGGCCCCGCCGTTCGGCAAGGGTAAACCCGGCAAGGGCGCAAGCGTTCCCCTGCACTTCGTGAAAAAAGGAGCTAAAGGTCAATGACCACGGAAGTCAGAGTTTTCCCCGCAGGGCACGCCGTCCAGGTCCATGTGCTCGACATGGTGTACCCGCCGTCTGATCCCCCGGAGTGGCAGGTCGCGTGCACTTACATCTTCCAGCCGGGGCGGAAAGACAACATGCCGCTCCTGTACGCCACGACCACGCGCAAGATCGTGGTTATGGACTTAGAGCCGGATAGTCAGTGACCACACACATCGACTATACGCCGCCGCCTACGATCAAGGAGTTCATCAGGGACTACCGCCCTGGTGAGCTGTTCATGACCTGGATCGTGGGGCCGGTGGGTTCGGGGAAGACCACGGGCATCTTCTTCAAGCTCTGTTACATGGCGAGCCTCCAGGCGAAAAGTCCTGACGGCATTAGGCGGACGCGCGCCGTCATCGTGCGTAACACCATGCCGCAGCTCAAGGACACCACCATGGTGTCTTGGGGCTACTGGTTCAAGCAGGGACAGGCGGGCACCTGGAACCTGACCGACAAGATTTTCATGCTGCGGTTCGGGGATGTGGAGTGCGAGGTTCTGTTCCGCGCGCTCGACACGGCGGACGACGTGGCGCGCGTGCTGTCGCTGGAAGTTTCGTTCGTGCTCATTGACGAGTTCGTGGAAATCCCGCGCGCCATCATTGACGCGCTCTCGGCGCGTGTTGGCCGCTACCGGCAGCCCGACGGCACCGAGGTCTCTAACTGGGGCATGTGGGGCTCGTCTAATCCATCGACGGAAGATAACTGGTGGCACGACTACCTTCACGAGAAGAAGCCGAGCAACGTCAAGTACATGCTCCAGCCCAGCGCGCTCAGTGACGAGGCTGAGAACCTGGACAACTTGCCGGGTAAGATCAAGTATTACCACTCGCTGATGGAGGGCAAGTCGGCTACTTGGATCAACCAGTTCATCCGGGCCGAGTGGGGCTTCTCAATCGCGGGCACGCCCGTGGTCACTGGGTTCGACGCGCTGCGGCATGTGTCCAGGGTTCCTCTCCTATACAACCCGTATCGGCCGTTGGTCGTTGGCTTCGACCCTGGTCTGGCGGGTAGCGCCATGGTCTTTGGCCAGCAGGATGAGGACGGCAACTTGTCGATCCTGGATGAGCTGGTGCAGTCGAACATGGCGGCGGACGAGTTGATCACCCGCAGGCTCAAGCCCCGGCTGCGCGAACGGTTCCCGCAGGCGCGCGTCATCATCGCTCCCGATCCCGCCGCGGGCTTCCGGTCGAACACCAACAAGGGCACGGTGGTCGGCGTGTTCCAGAAGCACTTCGACGTGGTCATCGAGACCAACAACCGGCTCCCCCTGCGTCTGGACGCGATCAGTCACTTCACTGACCGGCAGCGCGGCAAGGTCCCGGCGCTCCAGATCGACCCCCGGTGCAAGACGCTCATCCGCGCGTTCAAGGGCGGCTGGCGCTGGGCGATTGACACGAAGAAGGACATCGTCAAGGGCGCGGAGCCCGACAAGAACCAGTGGTCGCACGTCGGTGACGCCGGGGGCTACCTGTGCCGTTACTTCCACAAGCTGACAGAGCGTGAGATGCGGTATAAGGGTTTCACACCTATTGCTCCCCGGAAGAACGCATCCAGTTCCTATCACGCGAGGTGATCCGCAATGCCCATCGTCCCGACCACCCGCGCCGTGGCTCAGTCCGAGATCGAGCCCGAGCCCCAGACCGTCCCGGATGCGGCCAACTCGCCCGTCCGTGTGATCAACGCGCGGCAGCTCCAGCAACTGGGTCAGAACCTGAACATGCTGTTCATGCAGTACGTCAGTGACCGGAAGGTGGCTGAGTACCGCTGGCTGCGCAACCAGCGCCAGTACCTGGGCCTGTACGACCCCGAGATCGAGAAGACCCTGAGCGCCGAGCGGTCCAAGGCGTACCCGCGCATCACCCGCGTCAAGTCGATCAGCGTGCTTAGCCGCCTGATGAACCTGATGTTCCCCGGTAACGAGCGCAACTGGGAGCTGAGGGCGGACCCCGATGCGGACATGACCGTGGAGGAGGCCGCCACGGCGCTCCAGGAGGCGCAGAAGCGCGATCAGGACGCGGGCGTGCAGAGCCCCACGATAGACGACGCCTACCTCCAGAGCGCCATCACGGCCTACATGACGGCGCGGGTGGATCAGATCAGTCACCTGATTGACGACCAGCTCCAGGAGCTGGGGGGCGACCAGACCTACGACTATGTCGGCCTCAACCGGCAGGTCATCAAGTCGGGCATCCTCTACGGCATGGGCGTCATGAAGGGGCCTTACGCCACCAAGCATACATCAGTGACCTGGGAGATGACGGGCGGCGCGCCGACGCCGAAGAAGAAGACCGTCTACAAGCCGATGTTCGAGTTCCTGCCGGTCTA